TGATGAGCGTTGTGATCCCGGGGAGGGCCTTCGAGCCGATCCGGGACGTGATGTCGGAGCCGTACCACGGGTGGTACGGGTTCGTGCTCTTCACGGTGAGCAGGATCTTCAGCGCCGCCTGGTAGAGGAGATCCTCGTCCACGACCGTGATCATCTGGCCCGTGGTGTCGGGGCGGGCGTCGTTCTCGACGTAGGTGCCCCCGCAGCGGAGGCACTTCTGCCCGGCCACCGCGTAGGTCATCTTGAAGACCGGGCTGTTCTTGAGCGGGGCAGTGAAGCGCGGGTAGCGCGTGCCCCCGGTGGGCGGGGTGTGGAGCTGCCACGCCGGGTAGATCTGCGCCCCGGCTGCCCGCCGCTGGGCCGTGTTGACCCCGACCTCACCGAAGCCGAGGGCTGCGGCCCCGGTGCCGGTGACCTTCACGAAGGAGTCCACCCCGACGGCCGAGGGATCCTGAAAGACGAGGTGGCCGGAAGAGGCCTCCGTGCCGACGACCGTGATGTCCGCCCGGCGGAGGAGCCGCATGACCTCCTCGGCGGAGAAGCGGGTGACCGTGCGGATGCTGAACTTGAAGGTCTGGCTGCCCGCCGTGGAGGTGAAGGTCACCGTGTCGGAGCCGGGAGCGATGTCGAAGGGGCCCGAGACGGCCCCTTCGAGCCGGGCGGGGGCGTAGAGCCCCGACTGCGGGATGAACACCTCGTCGTTCACGAGGAGCCTGACCGAGTGCAGCGACGCGACAGGCTGACGGGTGACAAGAGAGCGCCGGTCACTCCCGAGAGTGACGTGCTCCTCCATCGTCAGATGCGGGCAGGACCACCCGAGGGCAAATTCTACGGACATGCGTGACCTCTCAAGGCCGCATGTATAGGCGGGACAACGGCTAACAGCCGAGCAGAAAGCGGTTTGCCTCGGAGGCCGTGTCCGGGAAGGTGAACCGCAAATTGCCGTCCTTGACGAGGTCGCTCGGGGCGAAGGTTGGGCCGTTGGCACTCGTGGCGAAGATCAGGCTCGACATCTCCTGCACGATGTTCTGTACCCGGAAGGACGAGTTGAACCGGGAGGGCTCGAACGGTGGGATGCCCTCCAAGGCCCCGCCGAAGGCCTGGACGAGCACCTCGTCCCGCTCCTTCGTGAGCTGCTCCCGCAGGTCACAGAGCTTGATGATCTGCCACTCGATCCGGCGGATGCGCTCGTCGATGTCCTGCTTCGCCCACTCTCGCAGGTGGTGCATGTCCCGGACGATGCCGTCGTGGTCGTAGGCTCCTGGGCTCACCCGCCCGCCCTGACGGGCCGGGTAGTAGGAGTCCATGCGGATGTAGCCCCCAGGGTGCGCCCCGAAGCCCGAGGCCCCGTTCTCCGTCGTGGGCTCGTTGGGCCCAGCCGAGATCGGGGCTGCGACGCCGCCATGCGGGTAGTGCTCCCGGATGACGGCCTTCCCGTCGCCATCCACGGAGAGGACTTCCGTGGAGTCGGGCTTCATGAAGGGCGAGATGTCGTACGGGTTGCCACCCATCGCGATGTAGGCCTGAAAGAGCTTCCCGAGGGACGAGCCGGGCGTCACCCGGATCCCGACACGCTCCTCTGTGCAGAGGACGGACCCGTCAGGCTGATCGACCCCGCGATAGAGGACCACCACGTCCCCGATGCGGCCGATCTCGGCGTTGATGACCTCGATGCGGGTGCTGATCTCGCGGCGGTTGCGGAGGAGCCAGCTTGAGTAGGCCCGGAAGTAGCCCGTAGGCCACACGCTCATCTTTGAGAAGGAACCCATGCGTTCTCCTAGAGCACGTCCGGGACGGGGTCTTCGGGCTGTGCGGCCGGGAGCGCGCCGATCCCGCCGAGGTCCGAAGGCACGCCGAGGAACTGAGGCGTCCCGCTCGTCAACCCGAAGATGGCGAGCAGGAAGTTCAGCAACGTGGCGTTCACGACCGGGAAGGGGAACACAAGGGCCACGCCCGCCCCGTACGCGAGGGGGCCATCCAACGGCTTCCCCTGGGCCGTGAGGAGGTCACCGATGATGCCCGGGGTGCCGGCGCTCACCGTGAGCATGGCGGAGCAGGCCGGGAGCGTGAGGGTGGTGCCTGCCAGCGACTGAATGAGGGCGTTGATCTGCCGGATGAGCTGCTGGAGCTGGATCGCCCGGGACTGAAGGGCCTCGATGTACTTCAGGATGGCCTTGAGGGCGTCGTCGAGGGTGGCGAAGAACGCCTCGACCCACTCGACGAGGCTGATGAGGAAGTTGTCCACGTTCGGGAGCACGTCCGGGATCCGAAGCGCGATCCAAGCCCCGTCCTGTGGGGAGCGGAGGGAGGCGGCTCCCGCGATGCTCAGGGCGAGGGATGCCTCCTGAAACATCACTCCAGCATCGAAGTCTGCGAAGAGGCCTCGGCAGTAGATGATGTTCCCCTCGACCACGGCGACGGGCGACCTGTCGGCCGAGCCGGTGGTCCGCCTCAAGTCACGCTGAATCACCGCATCCAGGGCCTCCTGATCCGCCAAGGGCACCTCGATCGAACCGTCGAGGAGGGAATACTTCTCGTACTGCCCCTTGAGGCTCGGGGCCAGTGCCCTCATGAAATTGAGTGCGTCCGCAGACGGCACCTGGGCGGGGTTGGTGAAGTACGGATCCGGTGTGGCAGCCGGGACCACCTGCATCTGGGGCTCTCGCCCGAGAGCCCACGGACCCGTCAGCTTCTCTTCCACGGTGTCCCAAGGGAGCCCGATGCAGTAGGGGTTGCGGGCGATAAAGAGGTTGGCCCCGGCCTCGGAGAAGGTGTCTGCCACCCGCACGTCCCAGCGGCCCAGGCCACCGGGGGGAGTCGAAGGCAGATAGGACCCGATGAGATCCTTCCACGTCAGCGTCCGAAGGTTCGTGGTGTTCTGCGCGATGTACTGCTCGATCTCCGGCATCGTCCCCGTGCGCTGGTACAGGTTGTAGACGAAGGCGTCGATCTTCCCTGCCAGCTCCGTCCTGAAGGCGTAGTAGGCCGGCTCCGATGGGTTCTCGATGTACTCGCGGTAGCTCCGGCCGAACTCCGCGACGAGGGCGTTGGCGATCGGGAGGAAGGGCTCCATCCCCGAGGCTTCGAGGGCGAGGTGCGGGAGGATGCGGCGGTTCGCCTTGTAGTCGTTGTAGTCGAACGACGAGATGGTGTCCTTGATGCTGTCGAGGACCGTCAAGTCGGGGCGGCTCAGGAGCAGCACGATGACCGCAGTCTTGACGGCTTCGAGGTACTCCTTCGTGTGAGCATCCCCGAAGATGACCTGCGTCGGAGGGGAGAACGCCCCGACGTTCGCCATCGACGGTGCAGGGGACACCCCGGGCCCGGCCGAGGACTGCACCATGATGGGCGTGCCGGTCACCTGTGCCGTCGAGGGGTTGAACTCGTACTTCACCTCGCTCTCGATCTCCGAGCCTCCGGTCGCCGCGACCCGGACGTAGAGACTCGTGGCGACCCCGAGGTCTTCCAAGGTCACCCTTCCGTCGGACTGATTCACGAGCCGGGCGTTGTGCGGCATCTGGTCGAGCGGGAGGTTGAGGTCGAAGTCGCCGGTGAGCCAAGCCGTGACCGGGTCCACGGACATGTAGAAGGTGCGCTGGAAGTAGTGGGTGCTCCCGTCTTGGAGGTCTTCGAGGGGGACAATCTGATTCCCCTCGACCATGCCGTAGACGCGCGTGTAGCCGTCCTTGAGCGTGCCGTTCCTGATCGAGTTGTTGAACTCCATGTCCTGAGGGATCGGGGACAGCATGCTCGCCCCACCGTGGAGGACGAGGGGCTCGTTCGACTGCGTGACGACCCGGCCGTACTCGCGGGGCTGCACCCGGGCCCCGGAGTCGGCATCGGCCCGACGTGCAGCGTCGTTCGAGCGGGGGCGGTCGTAGTAGATCGGGATGCCGTCCTTGAAGGTCGAGACGGTGACGATGAAGCCGCCGACGAGCGGGCCCGGCATGGACGCGAAGAAGCCCGTCGGGACAGACGGGTTGAGCCGCCACTTCACAAGGGCG